TCCCGATATCCGGCCCGTACACAGGCACGTATGGTGCTCAGCCGCTAGGAACTCAGCAAGATGACGGCTTTGAGTTGCAATGTACCGTCCAGGGGCAAGAGATAAATGCGTCGGACGCATACGGTCAGACATTATGCGAGGCGATATACAGGGGCCAAAATTGGCGTATTCGTTTACGAGGTCTTGAATGGAGCAAACAAGGATTGCTCACAGCATTACAAGCGTTCGGAGGAGGGACAACCACACTTGCACCGACGCTCTCGAACATCGGCGACCGATGGAGCAAATATTGTGCTGCCCTTGTACTCACGGCAATACTTGCTAATCCGCCAAGTATTCCGCAAACACTCACGGCAACGCTTTGCGGCATTGCTCCGCAGATGCAATCGGCAATGAACCTGACATCGAAAATGAGGGAACTGCCTTTAGAGTTCGTGCTATTGCCTTACGCAACTGGCGGTTCTTCATCGGCCAATGTGCCGTTCACTTCTACTTGAGAAAATAATGGCGTTTTATCAAGCGTTCGGAATGGAGGAAGTTCAATGTTTTCCGAATTAAACTTTCTTTGTTCCAGCAATGTATTTACTATCAATGTGAAGCGTGCTTTTTCATCCGGTTCCCATTGTGACACGCCGCCATTAAATCTACCAATGCGTGCTTTTCGAGGGCGACCCATTATTTCATGACGCAAAATGACTCCTTCTTTCCAGATAAGAAAGTCACGCTTTTTCTTAGCGAGAAGTGGATACCGCTCAAAGTGAGGAATTAGCTTTGTAACAAGATCGTTTGATTTGTTCATTCGGAAAGATATCGTCGGTTTGGCATTTTCATTACGACGTTGTGCAGAGTTGTCCGTGTAAATTCGCCCACAATCGAAGAAGGAACGGATTAAGCGAATGACACTGATTTCATCGGAACGGAGCGTAATCTCAAAATATATATTTGCCACAAAAACATACGTCGGCGGTCGAGCGTATTCTTTCATGGCAAAGCAGCCTTCCCCGTCTGTGAAACCGGACAGCCACGCTCCGAAGTAGTTGCGGTCAATGTCAGTGGGGAACGGTTCGATAGAATGGACTTTACGCATGACTTGTTCCTCTGAAACTTGTTATGCCAGAGCGGGCGGGCAGACTGGAACCTGCCTATCCGCTCGTTTTATTTTATTGATTAGGTGACGCATCGACGAAGCTGTTGTACGAATTGTCGTCAAGGAAGAGGAAGGCACTCAGCAGCCTGGACCTCCAGCAACTTCTACGTCAAATCAACCTGCAACGCCAGTCCTGCAACCAAAAGCCAGCGTAGGTCTAACGCCTGCCGAGTATCAGCAACTCGAAAAAGAATACGGCAAGGAACAAGCTCAAAAGATTGCACAGGCTCAGGGCGGCGTGCAGCAATCCGCACAACCGCAAGCTCCACCTCCGGCACAAGCAACATCACAACCAGCGGCAACCACAACTACGCCTGCCGCTTCAAAGGTATTCGACCCCTTCGCTGATGCCGTCGCCCAGCGTCAAGCCGAAGTGAAGAAAGAGCAAATCAAACTCGCTTACGAGTCCATGTATGGAGCGGCCCAGCAAACTAAATCCGCGTTTGACGTGACGCTCGATCTAGCCCAGAAGATGCGAGGGACAATCGGGGGGATATTCGGGACGTTTGTTGGTGCTTCGCTGGATATCGCGAACGAAGTGCGGAAACAAATGCCGGTTGCTGCTTCGCCGTTGCGACAAGAGGCGTTGAATGCGATCAATACCACGTCATCGCCGACGCATGGAACTTTAACCGCTCCGCATCCGGTAGGCGTACAATCCGAGGCGGCATCATCATCTTTAGGAGCGGTAGCCGTAGCAGCCGTGACCGTGGCGGCTGGTTTCACGATCCTGAAAGGTGCTCTGAATGAAGCAAACGATGCGGTAAGTCGCTATGCTCAATACAATCCTGTTCTTGCTCAGGCACAAGCCGAAGCGGAAGTAAGAGCGATTTATGCCGACATTCGGCGGGCTAACGAAGCAGCTCCGCAACTAGCTAAATTCATCGAAGCCCAATCAAATGCACAGCAGAAATGGGAGGATATAAAATTGGCTTTGTTGGAAGCCATTCTGCCGGTTTTGAATGCGATCCTCGATGGCGTCACAACGATTATTGAGGTCATTCAGATCATAGGAAAGGTTCCCGGAACGATCATTGATGCGTTCCTTGATCCGATAGGAACTGGCATTGCTCTTATAAAAGCCATCAAAGAATTCCTAGAAGGACAAGAAGAAGCTCCCTTTGTGCCGTTTGATCCTGCCGAGATTATCTTTCCGGGAGGCGTCTAAATGGCCGCGACAACAGGTTCGGCCGAACTTCCCGATATTGGCGTGCTATCTTATTCTACGCCAGCGGCTATTGCTACGTTTTCATCGCTAGTTCATACCAATATGTCCGGCAAGCCGACGCTTTCCGCCGACAATCGCACGGTGAAGTATGTGGAATACACTTTGACCGTTGAAGGAATCGTCACGCTTGATGATGATGCTGGGGCATCTACGACAGACAATCAGATGCGGATTCTTCGACAGGCTCTTGAGTATCCAGCCGGCGTCTTGTCCTACACTGGCAGAGGGTTCGGGGATATTATCGTCAACAGTCCATCGGGTTCATTATTCGATGTGAATTGGGGTCCAGTTCCGAAGCTATTCGATTTCATTCCTCTCGGTGCCATGCGGTCTGCCCAGATTAAATGGCAAGTTGTCTTTTGCATTCCTGAAACAATAGCGACCAATCTAAATCTTCCGGTCTTGCAATTCAACAGCACGAACGAGATAAGCTACGACCAGGATGGTTATAGCACGCTAACGTATTTAGGAACGCTTGAAATACCTCTGACACGTCAACCAAACAATCCCACCGTTCCCGTCTCAACCGTTGACGGCACGGCGGCTAATCCAAGCGGCTATCGCAAGACATGGCTTGGCAAGATAACCGATACGTTTGATTTGACCCGTTTCAAAATCACGCGGCGAGATTTGAATTTCTCGCGTGACCTACGGACGCTTGAATTTAACTTTGTCGCTCAAGAGCAACCGCCGATGGGAAACCCGGCAGGTATCTTGACGGCCAAAGGCTCCTTCGTTGTTCGGCAGTTAAAGCCCGGTCCAGGTTCCGCACAATGGATGTGCGTTTTAAGTGCGACTTACACGATACCTAAGAACCTACCTCGTCGCGTGGCTTATGAAGCGTTCGTGTCGATGTGGTCTTTTCGAATGCGGCAAGCTCAACTCGGCAACATGGCCAATATTCAGAATATTTACAATGACCCGCGTGCGATACAATCGGACTTCTTAGTATACGCAGGCTACCGGAATCTTTTGAACGCTGGCGGCGTTGATACGAGCGGATTTGGCGGAACGCTGAATGGCAAACGTGCTCCCTACGTTCCGGCAGGCTCAAAAGCCATCATGATGAATTTCGTGGCTCGCGAAGGGCTTTACGAAGATTCCAAAACTATTTCTTTCGAGGCAAGCTGGCAAGTAACGACAAGGCTTTTTGCTATCTTGCGGGCGTCCGGATTCTTGCAAACGTCCGATATTGAGGGTGGTAATTCCTCTGCTCCGAATATGTGGGCGTTATCTGTCAAGAAAATATCAGGTCCGGTATCGTGGTTACAGAATAGCCTTGACCCGGCTAGTTTCGCTATTGTTGATTTTGGTACGTAATGGCTTTCTTAAACGAAAATGTTGCACAAGGTTCATCCCTGACAAACCCGTTCAAAATCGGGATCACGGATACCGACAATGCCGCGCTCAACGAACAGAGTGAATATCTTCCGTGGAAGATTGACCCAGTTCAGAGTTACATGGATTACGAATGCGGCATTTACTGCGAATTAGATTCAGGTATGGCTATTCACAGGAATTTGCCGCAAGGTTCCTATGCCCCTGATTCTCTTGGCTCGCAAGATATAAACAGTGGCATCGCTCAAGCGGCAAGTATGAATGGAGTAAACCTAACGTCAAATGGATTGTTTGGTGATTTTGTGCAGCGCATGGCAAATTCTCGTTATCGCTTTTGTTTGAAGGGATGGGCGAGACGGGCCGGATATCAAGTGACTATCCCGACGATGGTAGCTATTCAAACACCGCTAGGAGCTATCCCGGTAGTTCCGGATGATGAAGTTCCGCAAAAGGCAATGAATGTCTTGCTTGATAACATGAGCGGTATTCCGATTTGGTTCGCACGCTGGGAGCTTTGGTATACGATGATCGTTCCGCCGACAGGCCAAGCAACGCCTCCGGCAGACCTGGCCGATCAGGTAGACGCGGGTGCATTGCAGGAAGATGCTACTTTGACAAGCGGCATTCAAGTTCCGATCAGCGTTCCCGATTACAATACGCAGTAGGTGCCCGATGGCCAAAACACTCAACGGCAGAATGCCCAAGACGGATATTCAAGAATTCCTTTATGATACGCTCACGAAGGGATACAAACCGACTCTGCCCGTTGAATCGTTCTGGGGGCCGGACGGCACGTTTCCTTTCTATATGTTCCGGTTCGATATCGAGCGAATGATCTGGCATCCCCATGTCAAAATGTCTCTCTCGTATTATCGCTCCGGAATCGCGGGGGCGGAATTTGAAGTGAAGTGCGAGGACAAGGAAATAGGCGAGAAGTTCATCCTTGAGCAAGTCAAGAAGTTCTGGGATCGTGGCGTCCCGCTCGTGCAGCAAGGCGACGAGTACGGATGGATGGGCTGCGAGAATAAGTACGTTGATGATGACGGGGTAATGAAGTGGGATTCGCTCAAGAATTTCGGCCCGCGCGATACCTTCCTTCTGACGCAAGATTCTACGCCGGTCGGTATCCGCGTAAAGAACATCCGCGACAAAGGAAGCGTTGACCTATGGCTTGCAGGGAAGAACGTCCCGGCCAAGGGACTTTGGTACGCTCACAATCCAAGACATTCGCAGCACTACGGGCAAAGTCAGTTGATGGGAGCGTGGAGACCGTGGAGGCGATTAGCGTGGAAGGACGGGGCCGAGACAGTTCTTGATGGAGGTATTTATCGGTATGCGTATTCGGGCATCGTGATTAAGTATCCGGAAGAGGATTATCAAGCTCCTACGCCTCCCCCTGGAACGCCAAACACCACGAACGATTCTCAGGGCAACCCAAGGCGATACGCTCGCGACCTGGCCCGCATGATCGCCGAGCAATACAAGGCGGGAGCGGTGACGGGTTTCCCGTCGTCGATGTATCCCAAGGAGCAAGGTGGCGGTCCTAAGTGGGATTTGCAAGTGCCGAAACAGGTGCTTGATGTAGGGCCGATCTTGGAGTACGTTGATTCATTGCGGAAAGAGATTTCCTACGGTATCGGTGTGCCTCCCGAATTGCTTGAAGCGAGCGAAACGGGGTCAGGTTATTCAGGGCGGCAAATTCCCATGGAAGCGTTCCTAGATTCTCAGCAGCGAATCGGTGATGCGATGTTGCAGCTTTTCGTGGAGCAGGTTTTACGTCCGCTCGTCGCGTGGAATTTCGGCAAAGTTAAATTCGACGTGACTATGAAGCGGTTGCTTGAAACGAAGATGAAAGCCAAAGAAGGTCAGCCGGGCGGTCAGCAACCAGGACAACAGCCGTTCCAGCAGGGACAACCAAACGGTCAACCGAAACCGCCGCAAGGTCCGGAAGGATGGAGAGGCGATAATGGTCGTGTGCATTACGGGGAATTCTCGCTTACCATCACGGATCGTATGCGGGATATGGCAAGACGAGTGATAAGGAAGGCGGCATGAAATGACGGAACGTATTTCTTGGGAAGCCTTCAGCCAAAAAGCTAAAGCTATTTTTAGCGATGCTCTCAAGGAAATATCGCCGGAAAGCCGCAGAGCGTTCATGGAGGAACTTGATCCGAAAGATGAAATCCAAATTACGCGTCTTATGATCGGCGTCGTCGAATGCTATTACGCCCATCACAAGCCCAATGTCTGTGCCGTATGCGGCCATGATTTCTCGATCCATCCTTGGGCATCGACCAGCAAAAGCGGAGCGGAATCGTATTGCCGGATATGCCATGACAACTGGGCTATGTACAAGCAAATGATTTTTGTTGTTCCGGGTAGTGCTGGATATTTGTATTTCAATCCGCACAATTTGCGATTGCGATGCGTGACAACTCAGCTCAAGAGAAACGCGAATGGCGATTGACCAGCACGTCCGAGCCAAGGCGTATGCACGCTTCCTGTCTCAAGCTCTTGAAGAGACGCAGGACAGTGAGGAAGCGTTGCAAGTCGCTTCGCTCGCGATGGAGATTGTGGATAATGATCCGGACTTGATCGGGACAGGCCAATCGGAAGAAACGCCAGTCATTCCCGAACAGGAACCAATCGACGCCTATTTTTCTTGGGACATATTCAGCCGCAAGGCCCAGGGAGTCCTTAATCGGGCGTTAGATGCCGCCAAGTCAATCTCCGCGAAAGCCCGCAAGGAACTTGTAGACGCAATCAATCTTGAAAATCCAGCTGAGATGGCCAGAGCCGTTGCGGGATTCATCGAAAGCTATCGCTTCAAACTAGCCACACTTCTCGGTACGACGCAACTCGCGGCACTTCTTGAAGGGGCCAAGCAAGTCGTCAAAGACATTCCCGAAATTCCGATCATGGGAGGACCGCTACCACCGACGCTTGATTTATCGGAAGCGAAAGGATTGCTCGATTCGCTCAAGGATATGTCCGAAATGGAGCGGGCGGAAAAACTTCTCACGTTGCCAGCAGCGGAGCAAGCTTTCCTTAATCGCGTGCTTCCTCTGATCGGCCAACGTCCGCCGATGCCGCCTCTTATTTACGAAGTTCCACAGATTGAAGGCGAGCCGGAAATACGCTTCCCAATCATCGACGAAGCGGTCAACGAACTCTCAACAAAAAACGTCATGACCCGTCCGGAGTTTGACGCTTTAGATGCGGCGGCACGGCAAAAGGCTTTCACGGTTGCTCACGTCGAATCTTATGACACGCTAACAAAGATTCGGGACGTGATGGCCGAGAACGTGGCCGAGGGTGCGGATTATGAGACGTTCAAAAAGAAGATTCTCGATGCCGTGGACGAAGGTACGTTCATGTCTGAGTGGCACCTCGAAACGATTTTCCGTACCAACGTGCAATCGGCATATTCTGACGGGCAGATGAAAGTCTTGTCGCATCCGTTTATCCGCTCCGGATTTCCTTTCGTGCAATGGGCGGCAATTCACGACGATAGGGTGAGGCTGGAACATCTGGCCATGGAGACGAACGGCATCGAAGGCGGGGCGGTCTATTACATTGACGATCCCACGTTTCAAGGTTGGCGACCTCCGGCAGATTTTAATTGCTTTCTTCCCGGAACAGAGGTCCAAGGAGATTTCATTCTCGGTTTACGTTCGTGGTATTCTGGGGAGGTTGTCGAGATAACCACGCGGAGCGGCAAGAGTCTCACCGTTACCGCTAATCACCCCATATTGACCGTGCAAGGATTCGCCCCCGCTAAGTCTCTTTGTGATGGAGATGACATACTCTGTTACGAGAGCGGTATCGAAGACATCTTTGACACGGAAGGTTGGCGTGAACCTGGATTGCATCCCTTTTGGTCTGACAAGCCCAGGCTCTCGTCGCCAAATGAAAACAAACACAACACACCAGCCGTTATCGAGAAGGTATTTGGTGCGCTTGGAAACTTTTGCACGGATGCTAGGGTGCCAATTAGAGCCAACGACCTCCACGGCGATGCGATGTTCGGTAATGGCTATGTCGATGTTGTAGGTCCCCTCTGGGAATTGCTGCTCAACTCCACTGAAAACTTTACGGAAGCTGCACGCCAACTCATTCTCTCCCCGATGAATCGCACGGAGATTTCTAAATCTGGTTTGTGCTCCCATGATTTGAGAACGGAGTGGCTTCGGAATTCCAACTTGACTAGCGTGAAGTTTAGCAAGTCTCCTTTTTCTTTCACTCTTGTCGATAAAGGACCACTTCGTTCTCTCCGCTTCGGAATGGCCGCGAATATCAACGCCAGCCGTTATCAATCTACTCCTCACAGTGGGACGGCTAATTCCGAGAGAGAGCGAGAGCTGCAAAATGGATTCTCCGTCAAGGTATCGCCGCACGATTGTTTCCATGTCGGAAATGATAATTTTAATTCCGGGATTTCGACGAAATCTCATGGCCTCGCGATACTTTCTGATAGATACTCCCGCACGACGCAAAGCTCCAGAAAAACCATTTACACCGACGCCGCATTCGCGACTGAGCTTACCGAGAGATTCGCCACCGTGGTAACGGTCGATCCAATAATTCAAATTCGTAAGTACGACTGGAGCGGGCATGTTTATGACCTCCAAAGTAAGGGAGGATTCATTGTATCAAACAACATCTTTACAAGCAATTGTCGGTGCAGTGCATTTGTGATGACAGTCCGCCAAGCTGCCGAGAAAGGCGTAAAGCCTGCCGTCGAATGGATGGAAACAGGCCAGCAACCTGAAAAGGTCTTTGTGCCGTTCGTGCCGCCGCCGAACCCCAATTTCAAGCGAGCCGTGATAGGTGCTCCTCTTTCGGTGAAATTAAGCTTTGAGACGATGGATTCACCGATGTTGGCAGGCTATTTCTCTTTCTTCGATGCCGCAAAACACCCCAGAGGACAGCCGGACAACGCTGGCCAGTTCGGTAAAGGAGGAAATCCAGGAAATCCATCGGCAAACGGCCAAACATCGCCAGAAACGACGCCAGAAGCCCCAAAAGGCATAGCAGAAATGGACCTCGAGGACGGGAAGGCGAAACACGCGTCGATTTTGAGGAAGTACGGGGCCAAGGTATCTCATGCCGTTGACACGATTCCAGTGGTCGGATTCGTGAAAAAGAAGATGGCGGCGGCGATGGGGATGATTCACCAAAAAGCTGCCGAGCGGTACGGTCCACGCAACGCGAAACTTATCATGGCATCAGGCACGGTCATGGATTTTGCTTTGATGGGGGCCGGAGTTGCCATTTCTGGCGTACCGATTATTTCGGGGGCAAATCAGATTTTGGGCCTCGTGCCTGCATTCCTACTTTCTGAGGCATGGCATCAATTAGGCGGCAAGCAATTCGCGGTCGAAGGTGAAGAACGGCACTTGTCGGATGCGGAATTTGAGGAAGCGTGCAAACACGTCGGCAATCTTATCACAGCCGCTTTCCGTTCCGTCTTGCATTCCTTGGGATCACAAGGGGCGAAGTTCTCGGCCGAGTTATCCGTTCGTCATGCTCCCAAGGGCGGAGTTACGATTGGTGGCAAGGAATATCCGGGCGGCGAATTCATACCGTCCGGAGTGTGGGCCAAAGCCACGGCGGAAGAAAAACAGAAGGTGATGGGCGGTAAGCCACATGAAAAGACACTCATCGGTAACGCTCCATTGAAAATCAAAGAGACGAAAACGAAAGCCTTCCAAGGCGAGCCAATCCCGATCAAAAATCAAATCTCCAAGCAAGAGGCCGGCAAGATCGGAGAAGACGCCGTTATCGCGTGGCTTCATTCACAAGGTTTGAAGGACGCACGGCATTTGAATCTGGACCGCAACAATTTCCCAATCGACCTAGTTCAAGATCATGCGGTCATCGAAGTAAAAACCGGCAACGTGGCGAACGGTTCTGGAGCGCAACAGTGGCGTTTAACGATTGGCGAACCTGGCAAAGCGGAAAAAGAATGGCTGGCCAAAGCGTCGGATGAAGAAAAAGCAGCATGGAATCAACGCAAACAAAAAATGATTCATGAGCGAAAAAAGAAAGCCTTGGCCGATCTTTCAAAGGAACTCGGCAAGCCGATCAAGGCCAAAACGATAACCTGCCTGATAAATCCAGACACAAAAACCATTGACATTTATGTTTTCGACGGGTGGCACGACCGCATTGGTTGGAAATCTGAACTGGCCGCGAAGTCTTACAAAACGAGCATCAGCTATGCTTAATGTTCCCCCGGAAGTTTTGCGGGAAGTTGAAGAATCGCTTGATGCCGAAGCGGAAACGTGGAAGCAATCGGCTCTGAAAGAATTCGTGGACAAGACGGACGACGTGCCATTCTCTTTGCATCTTCCCGCCGCTGGCCCTAACCCCGGAGTAGATGACACGCCAGAAACCAAGCCAGAGACTTGCACTTGTCCGAACTACCCGCAAGAGAAGGTCCGCAATGGCTCAGGGCACTTTTCAGAATGTCCGTGTCACAAGGATTGGTTGCTTGCGGGCGGATTAACCGGCGAACCGTCCTATCAACCGAATACGCTCATACCCGTTCCGGATATACGCCAGCAGGATTCGTGGAGCTGCGGGGCGTGCGCGGCAATGGCCGTAGGTCGCTATTTCGGTGTCGGCCCGGAAGACCTGAAAGACTGGAAAAAGGCTCTCGGCACATCAAAGGAAGCATCCACCGATCCACGCAAGATAGCCGAATACCTCACTTCCCTTGGCCTAGAAGTCGAGCAAAGGCAGGATATGACGCTAGACGACCTCCGGGATGCTTGGAAGGCAGGAAAGGCGGTCATAACCCCGATTCAGGAATACATGGAGCCGGATAAGCCAACGTCGATGAAGTACGGGCACTTTGTCACGGTAGTCGGTTTAGGGCTTGGCCTCGTGATCGTTGCCGATCCTTCGATTGAAAACGCCTTGGTCGGCGATGACGCGGACCAGGCCAAAGGCATCATGCCCATCTCAGAAGCCGATTGGATTAAGGATTGGCACGATACCTTGGACGGGATCAAGTATGAGCGGTTTGGGATAATTGTCGGAAAAAAGGCTTTAGACACTCCCCCGCCAGAAACGCGATAATGAGAACATGCCGAACTATTTATTTGGCTATCCGCTTGTCGATCCACGCAAGGAACGCTCAAACCGTCTCCGCTGGAACCGCGACGAAATTCACGAACTGGAATATGCCAACGCTCTTTACCTCCCAGGCGGACGCAATCCGGCCCGTGGATGGTTTCTCATGCGGCAGGGCTATCTAGCGAACATCCCGCAATTCAGCACTTCCCTGACGCTTCAACTCGACGAGTGCATTGAAGGGGAAGACCCGCAAGACTTCACAGGCCTGGCGATGGTGCAAGCCCGCTGCGTCTCGATGGGCATTGCCTCCGATCCGAACGCGGTTTATCTGGTCGAGCTGACAGACGCACGCGGGGTAATCTGTAATCGGTTCTTCAAACAAGGCTTCATTGCCTTTTACAACGTGCAAGCCCCGGCCTATCAGGGGAGTAACGAATCGGACCCTATGACCTACACGACGGGAAGTCTTTCGAGCGGCACGGATGTATGGTCATGGACGACGATGATAACGGACATCTGGAACCAGATAGGGCTTCTCGGAGCGTTTCCAGGATTGCCGGTCAGTCCGACGAGCTACCCGGTCAACTACTCATTCCCCGGCGTGTCGATCTGGGACGCTCTTTGCGACGTGCTCGATCTGATCGGCTGCGAGGTAGCTTGCGATCTGACCGAGGGGACATACTCGATTGTCTCAAAAGGCGCGGACGATGCTGATTTCGATAGCCTCATTCTCGATGCGTTGCCGTTCGTTAAAGATGACCTCGCTTGGATCGATGTAGGCAGCGGACGCATACCGGCTCAAGTGCTCGTCCTCTTTCATCAGCGTTATCAATATTTCGGCACGGAAGAAACGGTAAGACGAGATTCTTTTCAGTGGTCGAATAACGCAATCTATTCCGTGGCCGTATCGACGGGCTTTTCCAGTTCAGCGGGTGCGGCCTACCTCTGGGATGACTTTGTTGTCAGGGTGGACAATCTAGGAAATCCTATTTCTGCCGACGTGACCAAGGCGACCTCGATAGCTTCCGAGCGAGTCACCCAGTATCTCGGTGAGATTTACTGGCAAACAATAGGCTATCTTAACCGCACGTACAACGGTCTGTGGCCGTTCGCGACCGGCTCGCACTGTAACGGGGCGTGCTGGAGAGAATCGTTCAACACAAATACCA